AAGTATATATGTTAATAATATTTTAAAAAAAACAAGAACTAATTTAGTTACTACTAGAGTTAATCAAGTAGATCAAAGAGTTAGATCAAAAATAGCAGCTGCTGTTGCATCTGGAAGTCAATTTGAATTTGATATTTTAGCTAAATCTGTAGAAGAAGATTATCAAGGTTTAGTTAATGATGGAATTATTGGTAAAAAGGATCTTGAAATTTACAGACAAAAATTACCTAATTTAGTTGAAACTGCACAGGTTAGAAAAATAGCAATAAACAATGCTTCACAAGCATTTTTAATATTATCTGATACAAAAAATTTTACTACAATTCAAGGTGAAGAAAGAAGAAAACTTATAAGTGAATTTGGTACACTTGCTAAACAACAAGCAGATGTAACAAGTGCTGTATTAAATCAAAGCATTATTGAAAAATCAAAAGATTTTATGGAAAAATATGGAAATAAAGAAAAACTTGGTTTTACAACAGAAGAGTTAGAACAATTTAAAATTGGAAATGAAGAATTTGATAATCAAATAGTAAGTTTAAATGAAAAAATAGTAAATCAACAATTTAGTTTTGATACAAATTACAATACAAATACAGATGTAATAAGTAAAATAGCATCTGGAGAAATTAAAAACACTTCAACTAAATTTTTATTAGCAGGTGAAACAGAAGCTAAAAGTATAACAGAAAGAGCTGGAGATAAAACTATAAATGATAAAGATTTTAAATTTTTATCAGATGTTATTACAAGAAATAACAATGATACTTTTAAAAAACAAGACAAACAATTTTTAAATTATTTTGAAGGTCTTGTACCACTACTTCAAGGTAATACTTTTTTAAATTACTTTGATAAAGATTATAATGCTAAAGCTAGTGAATTAAGACAAACACTACACTCAAGATATTTAAATGGATTAGCACAAGGTGTTCAACCAAATGATTTATTAAGTTACACTTCTGAAAATTATATTGCTAAAGATATAAAAAATTATTTACCTAAAACTTCAGACTTAGGTAGCATTATTGTTGATATGGCTGCAGAAAACAATTCTACTATTGATGGACCTCCAAGAATTGAAGGAGAAAATGCAGAAGAATATTTAAAAAGAATAGAAACAATTAATATAGATGATGCTAGTTCTAGTTTAGATATAAATAAAAATGTTCAACAAGTAGGATTTGTAGGAGATTTGTTTTTAGGTAAAGATAGATTTTTAATTGGTAATTGGAATAAACATTATCAAACTAATAACAGTAAAGTAAACTCTATAAAAGCTAGAGAAAGATTAAGTAGAGATTATACAGTTCCAAATGAAGCAATGTCTGCAATAGAAAATGCTGCAACAAATTTTGCAGATGATGGTGGTTTTTCAAAAGAATATTTAATAGATGCTTTAACTAAAATTGGTCAAATAGAAACACAGTATGAAACAAAAATACAAAGAGGAAATAATCCAGAAATAGAAAACTTTTATGCAAGGTCTTATTGGCAAATAGAAGTAGATACTGCAAAAGATTTATTAGAAAATTCTGCTCCTATATTTGGACAAAATTTTGAATCTACTTTTTCTAAATATGCAAAAGATGGTAAAACAGCAAGAGAAGGTTTATTGAATTTAAGTGATAAAGATTTAGTTAATTTATTAGAAAAAGATGACACATTAGCAGCAAACATTGCAGCATCATTAATAGTAACTAGATTTAACACAGAAAAAGCATGAAGTTAGCTGAACAAGAAACATTACTACAACAAGGTGGGTTTAGCCAAACAGAAATACAAAATTGGAAAAAAGATAAAGTATTAAAATTAAATGGTGCTGGATTTAGTAACGCAGAAATATCAGAAGAGTTTGGTGTAGTTGCTACAGATACTAATTCTAATAAAGAATATTTTAATAGTGTAAAAGCTGAATTAGAAAATGAATACTATACACAAGAATCTATATCACCAGATGATGAATTATTATATCAATCAAAAATAGATCAAGCTGATGCTCCATCTCTAAAAGAAATAGTAGTAGGTAAAGAATTTGATGGAGACGAAATATTAAAAAGAGGTTGGGGTAAAACACTATATGATATGACATATAGATTAGCTACTGATGGAGGTTTATCAGAAGCATTTACACAAGAAGAACCAGAGGATTATACTTGGTTTGAAGGTTTATTAGAAAGAGGTTTAACACTTGGTGCAGAACTACCTATATATGGTGGAAGTTTTTTAGCAGGTACAGGTGCAACAGGTAATCCTATATTTGGTGCATTTACTGCTGGTGCTATTCCCGGTGCTGCAAGAGCAACAATACTTAAAGGATTAGAGCAACAATCTTATGGACAGCCAGTTGAAATATTAAAAAATTTTTTAAAAGATGGAATTGTTGAAGGTGCTAAACAAGGAACAATATTTGCAACTGCTGCTATTGCTCCACAATTAAAATTACCTTTTGTTGGTAAACTTGCAGACAGATACTTAACAAGAGTAGCATCACAACTTACAGCATTTGAAGGAGCTGGTGCAATACTTAATCAACAACTTCCAACATTAAGAGAGTTTAGTTATTCTGCAGTTATGTTTGGTGCATTAGGTGTTGTGCAACCTAAAAAAACTATGGAGAATAGAACTAAAAAAATATTTGTAGATACAGGTAAAAAACCCAATCAAGTATTTAAAGATTCTTTGGTTGATAAAACAATATTAGAAGATGTTGCATCAAGAGATTATGTAAGAGCTTATGATAAATTATTAGATAGAAAAACTGTAAAACAAAAAGTAAAACCAGAAAAACCAGAACAATTATTTAAAGATGAATTAGCAAATAAAGCTGCAGAAAATATTGCGTTTAAACCTAAAGTAGAAATACCTATTGTTGAAAGATTAAAAGAAATGGGATCAACAGTTAAAAAAGAATCTATTATAAGAGCTATAGATACTAAATATCCTATATTAGAAGCATTAAGAGAAGCAAAGGTAAATACTAAAACTGGTTTAGAAAAATTAAATTTATATGAACAAACAAGAATACTTGAAGGTATGCCAAACAGAGCTGCATACTTTATTGAATACAATACTTTAAATGGAAAAACATTAGCAGACAAAGGTTTAGGATTAAAAGATATAACAGCAGATATTATAAAAAAAGGTAAGAATGAAATGCAACTATTTGAAACTTATCTTACAAATAGAAGAGCAGTAGAGTTAAATGCTAGAGGTATTGAAACAGGATTTGATATTGCTACTGCAAAAGCATTTACTAAAAAATACAAATTACAATTCGAAGAAGTTGCTAAAAAAATAGACACATATCAAAGACATCTTTTAGAATATGCGGTTGATGGTGGTTTAATATCTAAAGATGCTTTTATTGCAATGACAGAAGCAAATAGAAATTATGTTACATTTGCAAGAGAGTTACCTAAAGAAGGAAAGAAAGGTTATACTGAAGGATCAGTAAATCCATTTAAAAGAATCAAAGGAAGCAAGGAAAGAGTATTTCCACCTTTAGATGCTATTGTAAATAATACAAATAAAATTGTAAACCTTGCAGAACGAAACCAAGTTAAAGTTAATTTTATAGATTTTATTGTAAAAGAAAAAAGTAAAAATAAAGATGCTTTTCCTTTTGTTAATAAAACAAAACCAAAATTAAAACCTATAAAAATTCAAAGACAAGAATTAGAAAGATTTTTTGAAAAATCAGAAATAGATAAAATGTCAGATAAAACTGTAGGCGAGTTTACAATATTTAGACAAGAATTTTCAGCTACAGATAAAGGTCAAATACTTATTAAAAGAGATGGTAAAACAGAATCTTGGGATGTGGGTGTTGATTTAGCAAATGCTTTTAAAACAATGGATCAACAAGGATCTAATATGTTAATGCACTATATGGGTGGACCGGCAAGAACATTAAGAGCAGGTGCAATATTAATACCAGACTTTGCTGTACCCAACTTTTTCAGAGATACTATTCAAGCAAGTTTTTTAAATAAAGTTGGTTTTGTTCCAATACAAGATTCAATTATTGGTGCGTTTAAAATTATTACAAAAGGTAATAATAAAAAAGCCAATGATATGTATAAAAAATATGTAAAATCTGGTGGTATGCAATCAACATTACTTGCAGTTGATAAACCAAATATATTTGATGGTAAAGTTTTTGACATATTAAATAAAGGACCAATAAGAAATTCAGATAGAGGTATATTAGCTCCATTTAAAGCACTAACAAGATTGTCAGAGGAAATGACAAGGTTTAGAATTTTTGAAAAAACTTATAAAAAAGCTGTTGAAAAAGGTTTGACAGAAAAACAAGCTCTTGAAAGAGGAGGGTTTGAAGCTAGAAATCTTTTAGACTATGCTAAACGAGGATCACTAGGTGCAAATATAAATAGACTTGTTCCTTTTTGGAACGCAAGAGTTCAAGGTTTAACAAGAGTATATGAAGCCTTTAGAGATCAACGAGGTAGAACATCTGCTATGATTGGTGCTTACATTGTAATACCAACAATAGGTTTTTATATGTTAAATAAAGATGACGAAGATTATAAAGAAGAACCAGATTGGATTAAACAAAACTATTGGTATTTTAAAATAGATGATAAACCATACAGGTTTCCAAAACCATTTGAGGTAGGTACATTAGTTTCATCTGTTATTGAAAAAAGTTTTGATTGGGTAAGAACAAATGAACCTCAAGAATTTGCTAAATTTGCAAAAGATTTTTTTATAAATAATGCTAAAGGATTTTATCCCATTCCTACTGTTGTAAGACCTCTTGCAGAAAATGCTATGAATTATAGTTTTTTTAGAGACGCACCAGTAGTTCCAAAATCATTAGATAAAAATTTACCTAATAAATTTTATTATACTGAATATACATCTGAAACATTTAAACTGCTTTCTAAAACAATTAATGGATTAGTAGGAGATGACAGTTTTTTTGCAACCAATCCTATTCATGCAGAAAATGTATTCAGATCATGGACAGGTGGAATAGGTAGATATATTATAGACACTTTAGATTATGCTATAATTAAAGGTAAAATTATAGAAGATCCTATAAAACCTACAGACACACTATCTAAAATACCTGTTGTTAGAGCATTTGATGTAAGAGATGTTCCCGGATATTCAGCTCAATCTATAGTTAAATTCTTTGAAGAATATAGTAAAGTTGAAAAAATAATTAATGGTATGGATTTTGCTAAAAAAGCAGGAGACTTTGAAGAATATCAGAAGCTAAAAGAAACATTAAATGTAGACGAAGTTCAATTATTAGAATATAGAAAATCAATAAAAGATATAGATAACCAGATAAGAAACATATATAACTTAAAACAATTTCCAAATGGTGATATACCAACACCAGATGAAAAAAGAGAGTTGATAGATGACTATTATAAACTAATGATAAATTTTGCTCAACAAGGGTTAAAGTATCTTGAATTAACAAGAAAAAAGTAATATAGAAAAGTAGTATGACAGTATCAAGCACAACAGTAAAAAGCACAGCATCAGGTGATGGTAGTACAACAAATTTTACTTATTCATTTAAGATTTTTGCGGAAACAGATTTAAAAGTAATTATTAGATCGTCAACAGGAACTGAAACTATCAAAATATTAGCTACTCATTATACAGTATCTGGTGTTG